TGCCAACTGATGCCACGCTGCGCCATCGCAGATGTTGTGAGGTATATCGTTAATGCCAACTTTATTAGTGAATTCCCTAACGGCGGCTAGTCCTTATAATACGCCTCCCGCAGGATGGACTAGACCCGCTTGGTCACAAACAACGCAAGTTACTTTATCTGGCGGTGCAAACCACTTTCAAAGACTTTCTGGTACAGGGTTGCAAGCAGGAGCGTGGGTAAATACCACACCTATTACCTCTAACACTATTTTTGCATCTACTACGCACGGTATAAATGCAACTCAAGCAGGTAATGACTCTGCTAGGTTATGCATAGTCAACTCTTCTGGTAATGGGTACTCCCTCTGGTTAAACCAAGCAGGTACAACAGCTAGAATCTACACTGTTGTTGCAGGGACACTTACAACACAGTTAGTTGAATTCACCAGCTACGGTACAGGTTACTCACAAACTTTTGAAATCCGCTGTACGGATAAGACCACTGGTACATTTAAGTTTCTAAGAAATGGTGTTCAAGTAGGGAGTGATTTAATAAACACCACCTACACTGGCCTAGAGTATGCCGGTTGTGCATCAATCGGTGGTCGTGTAACAGGCATGACAGTTGACTCTATTTTCGATGTTCTCACTCTCACTGACCCTGTAGTTCCAAACAGTTCTTTTAGTGGTACAAGTAGTGGTGCAGCAGATGGTGCTGGTACTTTATCACACGGTGGTGTTAGTACCTCTATTACCTTTGCAGGTGGTGGTACAACATACAGTGGGACATGGCCATTACCAGTAGACACACAAATATACCCTTACCTACCTGTTGTCAGTGGAACCTTCACACTATCTCAAGGTGGTTCAAGTGACACCATTGTAAGTAATTTAAGTGCCCCAGCGGGAATGAATGCTGTAACTTTCGGAACAATCATTACAGATGATCCATATTACCTCGGAGCTGCCATGGTGGTAGGGGGTATTGTGGTTGCCGATGTTCGTCGTTGCTACTACCCAAACACCTTGTCAATTTTGCCCGATAGTAGAGTTGATGTCCTGTCAGGATCATTGCCAAGAACAGAACAAATAATTCTGCACATGGCTAATGGAAATACCTATTACCACGATTTGGATTTGTCTGTGGATGGAGCTGTTGTTGATGACACTACTCCAGATTCCTTTACATTTACAGCAGTAACTAATGCAACCCTAAACACTACATACACTTCCAATGAAATTACTATTTCAGGTTTGGGTAGTGGTATTAATGCTGATCTTACAATAGTAGATGGTTTGTATAGTAAGAATGGTGGCAGTTACGTTAGCACAGCAGGCACTATTGCAAATGGCGATACATTAAGGGTTAGACGTAATTCCAGTGCAAGTTATGGTACTGCTGTTGATTTGGATGTAACTGTTGGAACATACACCACTCAGTATTCAATCACCACTGTGGCAGACACTGAACCAGACACTGTTAAATTTGTAACCTTGTCAGCATTAAGTGATATTAAAACTATCACAGGTTTAGCTGGTACTACTCCAATCTCAATTGTAGGTGGGCAGTATAGTAAAAATGGTGGTAGCTTTACAGGTACATCTGGAACCTTAGTCAACAATGACACTATCCAGTTGTCAGGGGCTGATGGAGCCACTGTAAGAGTGACAATAGGAACTAGAACATTCTCATGGTCTTCTAAAGGCGGTGGTGGAGGTTTTGGTGGTAGTATTGGGATAGGCATCTAAGGGTGCCTTTCTTTAAACAATAAAAGGTATAGACAATGGCTTCAAATATTTTAATTGGGTCTGCAATGGCTCGTGGTACATTCCCAATCACCCCAAACGACTCCACAGACTTGCCAGAAGGTAAAGCTTATGGTTTTCGTGTATTGGTTGGTGGTGATGTAACATATGTTGGTGAAGACGGTAATACTGACACTGTAACTTTGTCAGATGGTGAGCGGTGGCCTGTGGTAATTAAAAGGCTACTCGATACAGGCACTGATGCTACAGGTATCACTGGCTTTGCATTGTTCGGATAATTGATATGAAAATCAAGAAAGATGATTGTTACATAGTCTCTGTACTTAAACGCTATAGTTTCATCACTCATCTTCTGATTGCAATATCTTCTGTGGGGATGATAGCTATTGTCCCCTTTATTGACTATATCCCTCTTTGGGTGGGGGCTTCTGTTACGGGAGTTCTTGCCTTATTAGGTATAGTAGGTAGCTTTGTTAAGCAAGAAGCTGCTGAAGATAAGCAGGAGAGTTGTAAATTAGATGATAACTAAAATCCTATCGATTATAAGCGCCCTAGGAATCGTTTGTAGCCTCTCTATGGTTATCCTATGGCAAAGTACTAAGAATGAGCTAAACGAGCTACAAACGAAGTATACAAAGCTGGAAGGCGAACATAAGTCTTTAGTACTGAGTAAAGAACAACTGGAAGCTTCTAATAAGGTTACCTCCGATATAATCTTTAATCTAAACGTTGAATTACTGAAGCTAAAGAAAGAAGAAGAGGTTGTTGTTTCTGATCTTCTTAATTACAAACCTAAGTGTGTAGCCCCTAAAGCTAATACAGAGACTAAACAAGATGAAATTGAATACGTCGATATTGATGCTCCTTTTGATCCTGAGCTTATCAGGCTGTACGAAGGTAGTAACAATTTATAAAGATAAACCAATCCTTCCCGATAAGTCTCAATTAGTACATCCTTGTGAAGCTCAATACAAATTCACTACTCCTAGGCAATTGATGATTGTCAGTAAAAGGAATGAGAAATGTATTGAACAATATAAGGTTACTTTAGATAAGCTTGCAGAATGGAAGATTGAACAAGAGAAGATTTATAATGTCACACCAAAATAGTTTAGCAGATGGAACAGAAGTACGGAAACAGGTAAGTGGATTACTTGAGAAGGTTGCGATAGGAGCATTGTCACTAGTGATGATGTATCAATATCAATCTATTGAGAAACTTGAAGCACGTATGTATGAAATGCAAGGAAGTAGCTTTAGTCAGAAGGATGCTGTTGTGATGGAAGACAGGATTATTAAAAGGGTAGAATCTGTAGTAGCAGATATTAATAATAAGATGGATACCATGCTATGGGTACTTACTGATGGTAAAGGTATAAAGAAATAACATAAAGAGAGGCGTCAAGTGATATGGAAAGTTGTAGAAAGAATAATCACGTACGTCTTTGTTTTATGTATTTTATACATGTTATCACAGACTGCTCTACAATGGAACAGGGATAGGCAGTTGGATCTATTCAAGCAAGAGATAAGGAAAGAATTGGAAGATGAAATTAAGGATCTACAGAAAGACATAATAAGGCAAGAAGTTAAAGGAGATAACACTAATCTTGCTCTCACTTCCAGACTGAATGTGTTAGAAGAAGCAATAACAAAAATAAATAATAAAGAGAATAAATAATGGCGACCACTACTGTACCAATGACAAGGTAGTCATGTGACTACCTACAGAACATGGCTATTATTGAATTACAAGAAGGGTTTCTTTCTGGGTATGTACCTGAGGGTGATTTTACTTCTCTTGTAACTCAATCAGGTAGTCCAATAGACACACCAAAAGTAGTTAGTTATGGAACTAATAAAAATTCTAATAGTGCTATCATAAACTATGCAAATGGTGTATTTACATTCCTAAAAACAGGGACGTTAGCTTTTAAGAGTAGACTGAGGGCTGGTAGAGTTGGAGCTTCTGGAGTTAGTAAACTATTCTTCTGGGTTGAATCTAGTTCAGATGGTGGAATTGTTTGGAATAAGATAGGAAATTCAATTAACATCCATTTAGATGATTCGACAGAAACACAAACATTCTTCGACTTTGCTGTGTTGTATGGAGTTACTGGATTAAAGCTTAGGACTATGTTCGCTAGGAGCAGTACAGGGAGTGATAGTGGAGATTTAATCTCTGAATCTCCTTCTGCTGCTTTACAAGCCTTAGGTGTGATGCCTGCCCCATCTGCTCAGATTACGTTGTATAAACATTTAAGCTTTAACTACGAATAATTAGAATAAATAATAATAACGAATGAAGCCACCTTGAGGTAATTCTCTTGGTGGCTTTTCTTTTATCTAAAGATTAATGATTTAAATAGTACTCTACTCGCAATAATTTAAATTGTTCATTAACATTATTATTATCTTGAATATTACTTAAAATAGTATTAAACAAATTTTCTTTGTGTGACAGAACATAATAACTATCTGTCTTATCCGAAGCTGTTTGAATACCTACTTTACGGTTGAACATATCATTAACACAACAAATAGAATATTTATACTCGTAGTATTCAGGCTTCACTTCACGATACAAAATAGTGACAGCTACATCTCGACCACATTTGTAATTAGGAGATTTAATATGCTTAATCTTCCAACCATCTTTAATTACTTGTGGGGTGGGTTGTTCCTTTACAATAGGGGTATACTCACCATCGTATTTGTCTGAGTAAGCTATAATATCAAAGTCAGAATTAAACTTGTATCTGAAACCTTCATAATTATTAACTTGAGCTTTATCCCAACAATCAACAACATCTTCACTAGGGTTCATTTGTGCAAGAACTCTGCCAGTCCAAATACAAGTATTGTCCTCTTCATGATTAAGCTTAACAAACGTCCCAACAGGAAGCTCTTGTAGGGAAGAATATTTAGGTTTAGTTTCTAGTTGTAAGTCATCTTGTTTGGATATTGGGTTGAACCAATTACTTTCTGCATTTACTGACTCCATCCAGAAATTTTCTCCAACATTGAACAACCATTGACCCTTTTCACGCTTGTAGAAATTATAAGCTTCTCCGCATACTTGAGCGGCAACATGTGTGGCATCATCAGGAGCTTCATTCCAATTTTTTCCACTCTTAATTCCAATCATTGATTTAACCTCCTTAGGTCGTGAAATAAAAGGACTCTTCCCGTCTACATTATAGTCTTCACGTTCACCACCTGTCACCCATTGTTGCCGAGTATTGAACCACCAACTCATAACCCCTTCTGCATCTTCCTTATACCACATCTCATTTGCAGAATTATAATCTGTAGCACCTTCTGGTGCCTTAGACCAATCTATTTCTTTCTTCACAGTTTCCTCCACTAAAGTTAAATCCTCTTCATTATAAGAGTTTATTGAGTCCAGCCCCCAACGTACTTGCCAGTGTAACCAAGTTCCTTGTCCCACGATTTCACCCACTACGCCCGTAGGATTATCACTCCCTGAGTTAGCAAACTTAGAAGTTTCCTTCAACATCACTTTATCGCCAATCTTCATATTTCAATCCCCCAGTTAATTAAACACTCTAATAAAATTCATACCACCATTCTCATGATACACTAAATAACAATCAATACAACCTTTATTTGTAATCCTAACAAAAGCCCCTCCTTCACGATTATTGGGCTGGACAGATATTAATGATTCTCCTTCAACGGATAATCTTTCTTTAAGGGTTGTGATGAATAGGTTAAACTTCTCTTGTGTGGTCATTTGTACTTATTTCCAAGGAGTCTAAACTCAGACTCTGATAAAGTGAACTCTGCACCTGACTTGCATTTTACAATGTACTTACCTTCAAAAATATATTTAAGAGAGGTGTAACCTTCATTGTTAACACAAACTTCTTTGGAAACTAACTCTACCCAAGGATAAGTGGTTACCCCTGAAACTACCTTTTTAGGGTAAACCAGTGTTAATGTGACCCCAAGTAACGCCCCAAGAATAATACCAAAAATTAAATCTTTCATTTTAAATACTCCTTAATAAATTGTTCAGACAACACATTATTAACATTCTCATCTTCATTGTCAATATCTAAATAACTTTTATTTGAATCGTAGAGGATGATATCCTTATTACTATTAACCCCAATAAACTTCCACATATCAAACCACCGTGAATCATCTAGTCTAGTTGGGTGATGATACCCTTGTGAGATGAGTTTGGTCAATAGCCACGAATAGGATTCTTTAGTTAGATACTTTGTTGGTACACAGTGGTTAATTGGGAAGATCACAGTTCTTCCTCCACTTGCAAAGAAGTTGCATTTACTATTTGACCTCTGTTATTCCCTTCATACTCATTGTAATACTCTTCTGCTTCTTCTACAGAGTCGAATAATCCTCTAAAAGCTTCCCACCCACCAGCAGGTCTTTCTAAGTTGTAACCAAATAACATATATTTCATACCTTTACCTCCTTAACTACTGACGGTTCTTCATAGTGTTTAGTTATATTACCACCTAGGTGACACATTGTTTCTAAGAAGACAATACAAGCAGCTCCCCAAAGTATCCAAGTATTGCCGTCAACCTTTGTGTGTTTGAACATTTCAACAATAGATACCACAAACAGTATACTCATAAATATTAAATAAAACCAATCAACGTAAATCATATTAATTCCTCCTGTCTACATAAAAGAAAACTCCCACCAGATTGTTAGTCCGATGGGAGTATATTAGGTTAGTTAGTTTTGGTTGTCAAGCTTTTACATACACATTTCACATTCAGCTCGTTTAATATCTCCAGCACCTCGCATAGAGTAGATATAGTATAAAGCTAATATGTTTTCATCATCCATAGCTTGTTTATGTATCTTGCTCATATACTCCTCTGTGTCATTGGAGGTAAAGTATAAATTAATGGATTGTCCTTGGTCTATTTCAGACTGTCTTTGTGAACATAATTGTAAATAAGACTCCATAGGTACTTCAAAGGCAGTACGAAATACTTTCTTCTCATGATCTGTAAGCCAATCTTCCTGCTGCACACTACGGGCTTTAGCAATTCTCATTACTGTCTCATCGTTATGTACTTTACGTTCTTTCATGATTTCAAGAAGAATCTTATTAATACGAAAGAACTCACCACCAGCAGACTGTTTAGTAAATGCCATTGCTGTATCAAGACCTATACCTTCACTAGCTCCAGCCATAAGTTCTGCTGTAGATTTAGTTGGGGGCATCATTAATCGTGTAGCATTACGAATACCTAACCCAATACAACCTTTTGGTTCACCTAACACTTTAGCAAGCCACTGTGTTGCTTCTTTACTCTCAACATTTAACTTATGGAATATCTCACCATTGAGAATGAAACTATCCATATCACCAATGACAATACGTTTCTTCTGCATTAACGTATGCCAACCCAAAACACCTGAACCAAGGCTACGGAAGTCCTCTGTAAACTTCCTAATCTTACGCATAGCTTGTTTATCATACACAGACATTTCATCAATAGTTTCTAAATACTCAGAAACATTGCAATCACTCATTGTTTGACCAACGAAGATTAGGTGCTCAGGCCATGAATCATAAAGCTCTAAATTATAATTCAAGATTACACAAGAATAAGTATACTCCCAACTAGCCGGTAAAATACACTCCTGACATAAATTGCTTGCATGAAACTCCAATCCAGCCCTTTTAAATGCTTCAGCTAAATGTCTACGGCACTTGGATATAAACGTGAAGTAACCTTTACCTCTTGGTAATTTAACTCCACACATTCTCTCCCACTTACCGTGAGCAACAGGACTACCTAAATCCATTTGCCTCTTAAATTCATCATCAATTAACCAACCAACATTATTTGACTCTGTTTCCTCATAAAGAAAAGCAAGAACTTTATCAAAGTCTCCATGTTGTGGTCGTAAACTATAAGCCAAACTTCCTCTACGGCTTCCTTGTGTAACCTCATTCATACAGTTAATAAAGTCACGAATCAAAGGCATCACACCTAAGCTTCTACCACCTCTTGGGAGTTCAGTTCCCTCAGCAGGCCAATCGTCAATACCATAACTTGTTCCATGACTATGTTTAGTCAACACAGCGGCCTCTGTAATGGCATCGTAGCGATCAAATAGATTATTACCTACTACTCCACCAGAGCAGCTTACTGTTGTCCCACGTTTACGTAAGCCAGCATTAGCCATCATTGGTGTAGAAGGAGAAATAAAACCATCCCATAATGTATTAAAAAATACTTGTTCCCAGTTCTTACCTTGAGTATAGCTGTCTTCTTCCCACCAATCTGGATATTCTTTTGGTGCATGACTTGCCATTGTTTTAGCAATAGAAGTCATCCGTGACTTCACAGTCTCTTGTTGCCAAGAATATTTCTCATAGAAAAGCTGTAGTCCTGCTGTAGTGTACCATACAGGAACCTCACCTTCTTTCTGTAATTGTTTGCGTAGTTTACTGTAATCTAATTTACTCACCTTCCCTCCAAGCTGCACTAAATCCACGTTCGTTGTATGCTGTCTCATATTCCATACCCATACCAGCGGTAAAAAAATCAATCACCTTATAAGCATAAGTATTCTTTTCAAACCAGTCCTCAATAGGACAATCTGTAACTTTAAACTTGGCTGGTAGACCCAGACGATTAAGATATATATTTAATCGCCGCTTCACATATTGTTTGTATTGATCTTTAGTTACTCCATTCAAAGACTCACCGATAATTGCCATATCAATAATTCTACATTCATGTTCATAAGCAGCATCAACAGCTTCCAATACTTTAGCGTAACGAGGTAAGTCTTCCCTTAATGTGGTTCCCAATTCATTATAATAAGTATTAATAATTTCGGCACTAACTTGACCATGCAAATCCTCATCAATGGCGCTTTGGTTGGTGCCACGAGCAATTACAGGAATCAAATTGTAGCCATTAGATTGGAAGCTTTTTAATATTGCAAAGGAGCTAAATAGTAAAGCTGTCTCTGTCATACTAAAAATAATAATACCTAATATTCGGTCTTCACCTCTTAACGTATCATCCAGCCACTCAGCACGAGCATTCAATATTGGATCTTGCGTATAAGCTAAATAGTGTTCGTCTGTATCTAAACCTAGCTGAATATTCACTTCATTATAAAATTCACTATGAATAGCACGTTCAGTAGCATCAATAATAGAAGCAGCTAATTTAACTTCCGGTCTTGGAAATGTCTTAGCAACTTGCTGCCAGAAATCCCCCACTTTCAATTCATAGTGAACAAACAAACCTAATACTGTTTTAACTGCATGTAGTTGTTCTGGTGTCAGTTCATAAACTAATTGCATCTTGTCAAGATGAACTTTCATTTCACTAGCTGTCCAGAACTGTTTCTCAAATTGCTTTAGTGCTAGGTTTACAATGTTGGGGTAATGTCTTGTATAACTGTTTGTTGGTGTTGTAATCCTAGTCACTAATAACCTCCAGTATTGCTTTTAGTGTTTCTGGCTTACTGCCAACAAAAACACTACCATTAAACATATAAGTTACTGGAATACTTTTAATACCTAACTCTTTTGCTTTCTGTCCACCTTCTGAAGTTGTAATATCTATTTCTTCAAATTCAATACAGTATTCATCTAGGAACTTCTTTACCACTTTACAACCAGCACACCAAGGGGCTGAATAGACTACAACTGAGGTCATACGCAGTCACCCTCCACCAACCCAATATCCAAACTCCCTGTACCCCTATCATCCTCACTCATCACGTAACTATGAGGATTAAGATTATTCAATTCCTTACCAAAACTCTTATCCTTCATACCATAAGCAATATCTTCAATAGGCACATATTTATCATTAAGCCATTCTTTATCACTACGAGCATACCCTTCAATACGAACTCCTTGTACAGGAATGTTTGTTGTTAATGCTCGATGAAGACAATTCTTGTAAGCATAAGGTTGTTTAGTATCAAGTCCTAATGAATATAGAAAGTATTCTAATTTCTCACTATCAAAACTGCACTCAAGTCGTTCACGATCTTTGTTCCAGTAGACAACAGCCTCTTTATCATTAGCTTTGAAAGCTTCCTCTACGTTAAGACAAGCAAAGGCTAGAGCCTTAAATACTTCTTTATTAATATTCAAACCTTTGAAAGACAAAGTTTGTTGCAAATCTACTATCGAAAATTGTTTGTACATATTTATTCCTTCTGTAAAGCATTGATCAGAGTTGGGAAGTATTGCTTAATTACTTCCTTACATTTAATAGCCACTTCTTGATGTTCTAGTTGCGTGCCATTCTTCTCTCGTAAGTCTACATAGTGCAGCCAAGAACGAAGCGTACCATTCATATATAGTTTACTCATTGTCAATCCTTCTGGAAGAATACAACGAGCTACTTCTTTTGCTATTCCAGCATCTAGGGCAGCTTTATAATATGACTCAACCATATCAAGTACTGTGTCCTGTACTTCGTCCCACCACTTGATAATTTCTTCGTCTGTTGCTACAACACTTGCTTGTCTATTTTTCAAATCTTGTAAACGACAATCACGCTTAACGAAGTCTGTTGATTCCGCATAGCGTTGACTAAACTCTTGAAAGCTAAAACTACGGTGCCGTAGAATCTGTCTTGCAATATCCCTAGGACACCCAATTTCCATTGTTAAACTTACCGTCTCAAACACACTCCAATGTGAATTACGGATACAATATCTTAATAGTTTTTCTGCTGTATCAAAATTGGCTTGGTTTGCTGGATTACTTACTCGTGCTGCATAAGAGATAATATCTTCACTGTCTGGAATAAAGTCTACTACCGGTTTTGTAACACCTATTACTTTTACATTAATACTCATATCTCTCCTTACATCAAATTTAAAATGGCTTATCTTCTTTGAAGAAATTTTCCCACAATTCTTTTAGTTCAATATCACTCATTTAACAGCTTCTCTTTCACCGATAATATTTAAGTTAGCATACTCACCAAACAATTCCAATGCAGCCTTATTATAAACTATAGCAGCATCTTTTTCGTCAATAAACTGGCCTAAATATATAACTTCACGATCCTTTTGTATGCTAGCCCTCCATTTCTTTGTCTTTTTATCCCAACACACTCCTTTATACTTACTAGTACTGTTTTTCCAACTCCCTTTATTCATTTGGTTTTGTTGAGTTGTTACCCAACGAACGTTGTCGATTGTATAATTACCGTCATTCTCCTTTCTATCTAATTCTAGTCCATTTGAGTACCCTTCTAAGACATCCTCATAGAAGTTCTCAAAAGATGTCAACCACCTGCTACAGACAGTAATCCCCTTACCACCATACCCTCCATAGTTTATACTTTGTGGATTATAACAACGTTCTTTCATATTATGCCACACTTTATAAAGTGGGTGTTTACTCAGGCCGTGTTTAGTTATACGCTCTCTTTTGATACACCCACAACTCTTTGTATTACCAGACCTGAGACTGGCGCTATCGACCAAAATCTCTTCAGTATTCCCACAATTACATAAGCACTTCCACCTAGCTACTTTTTGACCTCCTTTCCCATATCTAGGTTCTGCATAGTCCAACACTATCAGTCGACCAAAGGTACACCCTATAAGTTCTAAAGTTTTAGCCACTCAAATAAATCCTCTTGGTATGTATGTTTTTAAATCTACTTGGGGGAAATCTTTCCACTTTTTTACTTTCTCATTTTTCAAATCCTTTAGCGAATAATATATCACTTCATCTACTTCTGTACCAGAGATATAATAATCAAAGTTCCCTTCACATTGCCATTCATTTAACCAACGTTCAGCTAGACCTGAAGATGTAGTGTACTTGAGTGAGTTGTTTCCTGCTATAGCATCACATACACCCTTATAATCAACACCAGCTCGCTCAAGTAATAGCACCATCTGTGTATGGAAGACTTCAATATCTGCTATGGCATCTACAACAGCAACAATATCTTCAGCTTGTAGACCATCTTCTTTAAGTTCCACATTAAATTCTTCATCCATGAAGTTTGTCAGTTGATTAAGCTTCTTAAATACATACTCCTTATCAATATTATCAAATGAGGGGTTGTCGTTCCCTGTACATTTCATAAACTCTTCAATTTGACTCTTCAACAGTTACCTCCTCTACAACTTCCTCCTTAATCAACTCATAAGAAACAGAGTTAGTATTAAAATCATAAGTCATCTTTCCTGAATAATCTTGAAGCTTATTAATATCAGCCTCAAACACTGTTGTATTAGTCACACCATTTACAAGCATACACATAAACAAAGGGATACTTGTCGCAACTTCAGCCCAATTACCATCGGAACCAAAGTTCACGTCAAACGTTTTAATATTATCTTCCATTAATTATCCTCCACACCGATTGTAAATTTAAATTCTTCTAATTCACCATACTTAACAAAAGCATTAGAGAATAGAGTTCCTGTTAATAGTGTCTCTCCATCAAGGAGTATTGACACTTTATCGCTTGCGATAGAAATGTTTAGTTCTTTTGTTTGATACTTCTGTTTTGGTCTGTTTGCGTAGAAGTCATCAATTACGTCACCTGCTGAATTGCTCATAAACTTTCTCCAGAGGTTTCAATCTTAGCTAAGAATAACATCAAACTTTCGTTTAACTGTTCATCTCGATCTGCAACAGTAACCCCATCTGTCCACATCCACTCCAATTCACCTTCTGTAGTTGTATAGAAGTTTCTTAATAAGCCTCTTAACATTTCATATTCACTCATAACAACTCCTTAATAAATTTCTCATCAATATCTTTCCAGCTATTCATTGTCTTCCACACTTCACATTGAACATCTTGTGTATATGGAGTATTGAATAGAATACGTTTTTGATATTCAAAGCCTTTTAAATGTGACATACGATCATCAATCATATAATCAACAGCTTTATTCATTACAAACTTTTCTTTAGTGTAGACTATTCCTTTCAAGAAAGGGTAATGTTTCTTCAGCCATTTAGCTTTAGTCTTACCATGATCCCCGCCTTCTATCTGAGTAATGAATACTATATCAAAATAAGTTGATATGCGTTCTAAGGCATCAACACTTCCTTCTAGTGGTTGGAATTGATCGTAATCTAAATCATTCCAATACTGCATAGGGTTCTCCACAGAAGGAAATAGAGAAGATAAATTGTATGGTAGCTCTTTAATCTTCCAGTTTGGTAAGCAGTCGTACATTGACTGCTCCATAGGTTCAGCTCTTTCCCATAGCCAATCAAACCAGCCCCTGTCACTAGGGGCACAAACTAAGTCTACATCGCAACCTATTTGTCTACTCATTTCCCTCTTCCTCAAACCATGCCAAAAACAATAAGCAACAAATACAATGATACAAATGTGACTTACCTGATTCGGGATCAACCTTCTCTCCAGACAACCAATCAGTCAAATGTCGTAAAGCTGCATCTTTGTAACGTTGAGGTTCAACATGTTTCCAATTGTCTTCCGCATACTTCCTAGCCCCCATCTCAAGGATTTCCACAACCCCCTTCAGCGTTCGCCAAGGGAGGAGTGTCCAGCGTAATTTACCTTGATCGTATTTTACACCTAATGTTTCTGTCATTGCCCCAAACTCCACTCTTGTAAACTTCCCTCAGCCAAACACAAAGCAATATACAACTCCTGAATCTCATCTTTATCCAATGTAAATTCTTGCCCTTTAATCTTCACAGTGAAGGAGACATTAGCTGTTATGTTTATCGCTGTTGCACAAACTTCTTCAGGAACAACCAAACCTACAGCACTATTTACCAATTTTAGTTGATAGCCATTAACCCAAATCTTTTTACCGTCAAAGTTAATTCGGTAAGGTTCTCTATCTTTCTCAATGTCGTGTGCATTGATTTTTTCAATAACACCCTTCATTCCAGCTCCCACCCACCGACTCCCTTCTACAACCTCAACTTCATCCCCAAGACTAAACACTTGTTTAGTGGTCACAGAAGCTCCTACGCTTTGATTAGAGACAGTTTCCCCTGAGCCGCTACCTTCGTATTCAATTGGCTCTAAAGTGGCTGTATCGTCATTAGAGGAGGCTTCAGCAGCATCTCCCGCTGGAGTTACTAGTTTAAATTCATCAGCGTCAATATGCCAATAATCTGACCCATCTAAATACTCTGCTCGCCATGTTAAATTGTCCGAGGTATGGACTAGCCGAACATGGTCACCGATTTCAAAGTCATGACCATATAAGCTTTCAGTAATCTCTACAATGTCACCAGCTTTATATTGTGGTTCTGGTTGACCTATCGAAGGGGTAAATACTGTAACTTCTTCTTCTTCAGTATTATTACCAAAAGCCATTACTTCATCATAAGTGTATTCTGTCACTTTATATTCATCCTCGTAATCGTAATAGTCTGACAGGTAATCCCAGAAAGCTGTCTTATTCCTAGAATTAACACCATAATACTTCCAAGCAGTGTGGTTATTTGTATCAGTATCCTCATAAACTGTTACCCCCAACTCTACAAAAGCATTTGTCAAATTAATGACCAGATCTTCTGTAAAACCTTTAATGTTAACAACGCATGGGAATTTGATTGTATCTTTACTCATATTTGTTTCTCCTGTTTTGGTTTGTTTAAGTAAGCTTAACTTAGTTATATCTGTTTTTCAAGTAATCCAATGAAATAAACATGGGGAGTGCAAAACCATCTTCAACCTCATGCAACATTGTTATACCACGAAAGTGGTTATTCCCTTGGTAACCTTTATAACGTTCTTCAAAAGGATAAGCTGCCCCATTGATTATACCTATTTGATGCTTCCCGTCAATAGTTGGTCGAATAGCTACATCCAAACATTGTTTATGTCCAACAACAAAACTGCGACCTACAGTTTTAAGCTGGTTCATTGCTGTCCCACCATAAGGCTTTCCACTGAATGGATTAGCCAAGTAGTGTACAAAATAAATCCCTTCAATCTCAACTGGTTTTAAAAATGGGTAAACTTCCCAACCACCACTCTCAATATTCAAAGTATCTGTACCAACAAAGCCATCCAATTCTGGCATATCCTCTGACAGTCTGTCAAACCTTGCTTCGTGATTGCCCATACAAAAAACCATACGAGGTTTGTAATTGTCAAACAAGAATTCACGAGTAAGTAATTTAAGGCCTTCGTTGCCAGCATCAATATCGGCCTTTAATCTACGACCTTCAAAAGATTTCTTACCCTTATCATAGCTGGATAAGCTTTCAAAATCAAAATGATCCCCAATGTGGACGATAATATCAGGTTTCTTATCGTTGATATACTTTCCAATCCAAGACATATAAGATAAATCTTCAGATGGTTTACATTGTGTGTCTGCAATCACAAGTATCTTTTTAGGTTTACCCTTAATTGATAAGTAATTATCAACAACTGTCTGGGAAATTACACGAACATTAACTACATCATTTACTTTTTTTGGTTCAGGATCATGCTGCACCTCTACCTTCTGCTTCAAGAAATATCTAATTGTACTCTCAGCAATCCCAAGCTCTCTTCCAATAGCTCGATTACTCCATCCTTCAGCTTTCATCTTACGAATTAATTTACGTGTTTCTTTATCTTTAATATTCACACAATATCCTCAATAAATTCTCCTGAATGGACACAATAATATCCACATATTTCTTCATCATAACGAAGGTCTTCTGTCTCCACCATTCGTCTGGCCAGAAGCTCGTAACATTTTTGATAATGCTCTGCTTTATCTTTGTATAAATCTGACAGAGATAAATACTTACTCATTGGGAATGATTTACTCATTTGTCTCCTCAACTATCTTGGTTACCATATCCGCGACATATTCTGGACTATGGTAATTATAAGTTTTTAATGCCAACCAGAGGACATAATTTAAACTATGTGCGTTTAACATTTGTTTCATTATTTCTTCTGTGGATACTTCTGCCTGAACGTTTATAAACATATTACTAACACTCCCACATTTGAAAATCTTTACTGTCACAATAATAACCTTTTGGTTTAGTCATCACCCAAGCATTATACTTCATAACTGAAGTTTCATAGTCGAGATTTGGTAAGTGGGTGAAAGCAAGTGTTGTAATAGGAAACGTACTTAACTCACAATCAGGGCAATACACTTCTTGATACAGAAGGTCTATATCTCTTGAATTAGTCCATTCTACCTTATCACTATTACATCTGGGGCAAGGTAGAAATCCTTCACTGTTTACATTCATTTAATAGGTACTCCACTATTTGTTTTCTACGTTCTTTCTGGTTCTTTGAAGGAGACAACCCTTTACCGACAAGCCATCCAATATCTCCTTTTTCCTTAATAATAAGAATAGCTTCCTTCTCTGCTGTTGCCTGTTCATAAGAAATCCCCTGCTTTTCTGCATACGATTTAATCTTGTGTGCTTCCTTTGTCACGAGCTGTAAGGAATTGGGTGGAGGTATTAAGTGCTTTATAAATTTAATTATATCTTCTTCTTCGAGGAGAGAGACATTACCTTCAATGTGGTCTACCTCTAACTTACTTTTACCTTCCCAATCACCACTCAATGCACAATAAGCACCACTCTTTGCTCTGCCATCATAACCATCTGGAGGTGAGGAACAACCGTCATTCTTAAAGATGATTTTGATTGGCGATTTGTTCCACACAGCATTTCTAAGACAACCCCTTAACCAAGTGTAAAAGGCTGTCTTATTCTTCCATATATTGGGATAATGCTTCCACGGTTCCCAAGGTATATCATAGCCCATGAAACTCTCCATAAAATACTCCAGACTCTTCTAGTAGGGTTATTTGTTCTTTTCGGTATTCAGTTGCTTTAATTTTAGCTTCCTCAAAACCATACTTTGTTATAGAAAATGACTTTGTTTTCATTTCTCTATTTACATTGTACCAATAACATACCCAACTATTGCTGGATAACCTAACTCCAGTAATTCCAGATTTGTTACTTCTGTACTTTCTTTTATTTCTAGCTTGCTCACCTAAAGGTATCCACTTACAATTATCTGGAGAGTAGTCACCATTTACATCTATTCTTTCAATAGTTAACCCTGATGAGTAACCATTTGAATAAGACCAATCAATGAAGTCTAGGTAATCCCTAAATTCAACAGAAAGTGTTATTCCCCTTCCGCCGTAATTTTCGTAACCAGCGTCTTTGGGGTTGTCACACCTCTGTTGCATTTTCCTCCAAATCACATATGGAGGTAATTCTTGTAATCTACCAACCAATTCATGTTTATTTTTAATACTGATAAACTTTTCAGGGTCGGAAACTCTAGCACAATCTTCACAAGAATTGCTCTTACCTCTCACTAAGTCTTGTTTGAAGACCAATTTTTCAATACCACAAACACACTTACACAACAAATAATGACTACCGTGAGAGTCTTTGTGAATCGTTTCAGAAACGATAGTCCAATACATCCACTTCTTCCTAACAGCATCCCTCATAAGACCTTTGGCAAGATTATCATCCATTGGTCTTTTAGGACTACCATCAGGATTAAGTTTCTTTAGAAAACCTTCTAGCTTCTTTTGTACTTTTTGTTTTTCTGCTTCACTAGGAACAGCCACTTGTTACGCCTCATCTTCCATCTCATTAATCATTTCATCTATCATATCCCACTCTTCTTGAAGTTGAGCTTTCCTATTTTCAAGAATATCTATATCTGATTCAATCTCTAACATTTGGAATTGAAGTTTGTTTATCTGTTCGTCAATGTGATTGATTTCATCTTCAAGTTCGTCTGGAGACTTGCTGCTATAAAATTCCCCCCCCCATAATTACTCCTTAAAATAGCTAGTAACATTAGTCAACCAACGAACAAAACGTTGATAGGTAATTGTTGTCCAAGGAGTGTTATCTTGTTCTACCAATTTACTTTTAAGGTCTGACACTTGTTTAGTTAAATCGGCTGCTATTACATACTGATCTGCAAAAGCAGTATTAGCAATGGCTAACTCATCCTGCAAACTTTTGATAGTTGGCTTAGGAGATGTAGCTTTAACGGCTGCTTTAATAACTTCTTTTGGTATAGTGCCTTCTTTAGCTGGACTCTTAACTGTACGACTTGTTTTCTTAGTTGACATTAGTTTGTTTCCTCTTGTTTAAAATTGTATGTTTAATTTGGTCATTACATCTTTAACATTTACAAAGTCACCTTTCCATCTATGTAAATGAGCCATGTTCATCATCTCCTGAAATACATAAAGAGAATCAATTTGTATTTCACTTCCTCTCCAGCCAGTAACAACTTTAGGCTCAGGGTAAAGATGATTGAAAGTGCTAGCCATTACTTGCCAAGCTTCTTTGTCGTCCTTACAGTTCACTAGAACTTTGTAAGCACTCTTTTCAGCCCAAGCAATATCAGAGAAACAGTTGGCCTTATAATTATCAACAGAGTCTTGACTAATTATCTGGAAGTATTTAAACAACCTACCTAACCCTCTAACATTACCTTTATCATCTAACCAGAGCTTACCGAAACCCCCGCAATAAATAACACCATCTTCTTGTTTATTAATATCAAGAACATTTACATCATAAGATTTGTAATCTTTGTCATTGATTATCAAGACTGTATCTTTCTTGTTATTACCAAGCATAATAAGTTTGTCATCACTTTCTATGTCAGTAATAATCTCAGGTTTATATTTACGTTTAATATAATCAACAACCGACTCAAAGTGATAAGGTTTAATTTGCTCACGACCATCTTTGTACTTCAAAAGTGTTGATAGTTCTACACGGAAAGAATCTCCTTCCCCCATAAACCCTTCCCAAGATTTTACTTTAGCTGAAGCTACTGCACCTTCTATGGTAAGCTTGACCGTATGCAAAACATTCTCTAAAGGTTCTGGGGTAACAACATCTTCAATAATAAAATCATCAACAGTTAAATTTGTATCCTTCTCTTTGTTGTGTTCAGCTAACCATGCACCATCTTTAGCTTTGGTTCTTCCATACATCTCAGTTCTAGTTTTGAAAGTGAACTCATCACCAGATACTTTTTCAATAGCTTTAATTGAGTTTTTCTGTCCAACGGCACTGCAAATATATTTTACTGCATCTAAATCAAATAAACCTTTACTCAATCAATTCACCATTCTCACTATTAAACTTTCTTCCTGTAGGAACAAGTTCATATTCAATAATTTCACTATCTGTATGTAAATCATCATTCCAATGCCTACAAGGAGTGTTGTTTACAGCTAGTCCTTTTTTGGTATAAATCTTTGTCCATTCTGACCAGCAAGCAACAGCCCACTCATGAGGATCTTTCGGAGTGTATGTTACACAGCCTCTATAAACTAATTGATTACTCATCAAGTTTCCCCGCAATAATCTTGAACTGCTGTAAACGTTCTTCTATTTTTGCTATACGAGACGTCATAATTTCTTTGGCATACAACTTAGCTTCAGCCTCTGTTTCAAACATATCTTTTTCTAAAGTAAAGAAGTCATCCCAAACAATTTCAATATTATAGCCAATACGAATTTCTTCAGTCTTTGTGTCCGAGAAATCTTCTACTGTTTTATAATCTGTTGTTACAGAAGTAATTACTCCATTTAAAACACAACCTTCTTCGACTGGATTGTGTAAGTTATCTGGATTACAGTAGAACCACACTTCTTGTTTAGGTTTAAATTTATTCATTCCACAGTGTCTCCAATCGTTGTAAGTGAATCCTCACAGGAGTAAAATACCTTTGGTCGTTCCAATGAAACTTGAAGCTCTCAACAAAGAAGCTAGGACTTAACCCAGCTTGTAATACAGCTTCAAAGAAACATTCAACCACACGGGATAAAATTGCTAGGATCAGGATTAGTCCATAAGCAATTGCTTTAATTCGGTTCATTTAACCTCCACGCTTATAACGGTATGTTGCAGCTTGGTAACCTTTTAAATATCCATGAAGCTCATCTAGATTAGTAAAACTCTCTTTTGCTTCAAAAATCTCATCGCCAACCTCTTTAATTAAGATAACTCTTGATATATTTAACTCAAAAGTAAATCCTAAAGTATTCATCATATCGACGCAGTACATCCAAAGATTAATATCTTTCATATAAGTTCAATCTCCTCTATGTCCCAATCTTCGTTTTGTTTAAGATCACTAAATTCTAATCCGTGAAAATAACCTTTCAAACCGTAGGCTAAAGCAGTTCTTGCAGATTCTTCAGAAAGATACACACCTGAATTACTTGTAAGATTTCCACCAAAGTCGCACTCACAATACAGGTGGTATACTTTCATAATTACAACCCCAAAATTTCTACACTAGCAATAGCTGTTGATTTATTGTCAACATCTTCCTGAATCTTATCAATATCCAGAGCTGCTTTGACAATCAAGTTAAACTCTTTAGTTTCCATCAACTCAGACTCTTTCACAGAATCCAAAATCTCTTTAGCTCGTAGTTTCAACAATTCTTGTTGACGGACATTAGCAATCATTTCTTGTGCGTATTTCTTTACGGTTTCACGCTTAGTAATATCATTTGGTAAAGACATAATGTATTCTCCTAATTAATGTTTAATTGGTTCATCAGATTCTTGAAACATCTCATCAGAGATAGTTTCAGAATTATTCATAAAGTCTAGAAATGAAATAAGATCAGCAATTTCGTTTACTTCTCCTTCCATTTCTATGACATTCTCTTGTTTAATGTCGCCACTCGTTTGAGTGGCCTTACGTTTATATTTCATGATGGCTCCTTAAAAGGGAGCCGAATCGCTATCATCATCCAAAGATAAATCATCTACAGTAGAACTCAGCTCAGGATCAATTGCTGGTTTAGTCTCTTTAGCAGCAGACTTAACAGTAATACCAAGTTCTTCATCGAAACCATCACCACCTGAACGAATAAACGGCACATGATCAACCACAACCACAGTGTCAAGTTGTGTATTCAACATACCATCTGAACGGTAGCAGAATAACTTCAAATGACAAATAGAACCATTACCCACCTCTTCTGTAAAAGGATTACCCTCTGTATCCACTAACTTCAAAGGATCAAATTTCTTGGTGATTTCATTTGTCTTCTTGTCACGCTTAATTGTTTCACGAGTTAGTTGTGTAGCGAACATACCGGCATACGGTGAGTTATGTTCATCCAGTGGGTATTTAACCTGACCACGATTCTCACCTTTGGTCTTTTTAGTTACACCAACCTCAGCAAATACCTTATTGACACCAATTGCATCAATTTTTTCGTGGGTGTCTTTGTTAATGAAAGCATTAACTTGATAAGCCAAATCTTCAGATTTATGCTTCTTTTTAGGTGCTAAAACAACCGCAAAAGTTACTGGAATATTTTTTAGGTATAAGTAACCCATCTCAGGACTGTCACCTTTTGCTTCTTTAGTTACTTTGTAAACAACTTCTGTATTAAACTTTGACATATTTTTATTTCTCCTATTTTAAATTAATCACATGAACTGCTGGATGATGAACTATCTGAACTGTAGCTAGAACAACTATCATAGCTACTACTATTAAAACTTGATGAACCATTATCGTAACTACGACTCTCTGAATAACCATCATCAAGAATAATGCTGCTCCAGATCAACCAGCTTGTAAAATCCTGATTGTACTGTGTTGATGGACGACTGTCATATTGTCGGCGAGCTTCTGCACGACTTAACTTTTTCTTACTCATTTACTTCTCCTTATCGGATTCTTTTTGAATCATTCAAATTAATCTTGGATGATTTAATAACAGCATCCAAAACACCTTTACCTTTCAATGTCTGAAGGGTAGCTCTTGCAATCTCACGACTGAATGTTGGTTCACTCAGAGATGTTTGTGTACCAGTTGATACGATTGAATATACTGATTTATTACTCATAACGGTTTTCCTCTATTTACAATTAATGTTTGATAAATGTATGTGTTAAAATACAATTGATCTTGATAAAACTTCTGGTTAAAGGAATTAATCTCCTCCTGACTAGAAGCTTGTTCTTTAATTGATTTCTCAATTAATTCTACTTTCTCTTCAAGAGAAGAGATTCTTTTGTTCATGAAATATGTGTTTACTTGAGTTAAAAGTAAGACCAACCATACCATGATTATAGCCCAATAATTTTTGTCTTTCATGTTACTTCCTCATTGCTGTATCTTTCTCTAAGGGCATTCACAACTCTACTATTATACCCTTCAGACTCTAGCATAGATGCCCATTGTAAGGATAATTTATGCTTGTAGTCTTTCCAAGCAAGGTGAGCTTCTTCTTCAGTATCATAGAATCCAAGGTAAACCCTTTCTTTTAAAAATGGGTCAGAACACCTAGAGACGTACTTACCATCAATAATCGTAACACCAACACTGCTACATTTTCCTCTGTGGTTAGACCTGTCCTTAAAGAATTGGTTCAGTTCGTTGCTGATAAATATACAAGTATTTGGGGAATAAATCTTGTTGCCTAGAATCAAAAGATCTTTATCCAAAACCTTACCTCCCCAATCTTGTGTTTCCATCCAACTCTTAAAGTTAGAAAATATAAGCCATTCCTCACAAACAGAACAATCTTTGTAATTTATGTAAGAATCACTTCTTTTCCAACTAGAGCAACACCTACGGAACATGTCATACCAAACTTCATAATAGGGACAAGTCCACTCCCTTTTATCAACTACGGTGTTACCTGCTTCATCCAGTTTGTAAGAGAATCTCTGTACGGGGTAATCTGCATCGTTAATGCCAATACCATAGACTTTCTTTAATCTAGCTCTTAATGCAGATTTTTCTGTCATTTGTAAATAACCTTAGTGAATGGCAGCATAATTTTCCCCAAATTGTACTTCACAACCTAATTCCCTACGCATGTAATAACGTTTATTAATTGTTGTGATGGCATCTTCAGTTATCTTCTTCATAGCTTCCCTATTAATTTCAGTGTCTGTAAATGATGTTACATATTCATCATGCGCTTGTAGATTAAGTCTCTTCACACCCCATTTGGCATACATCTGAGTAAGAATCTCATCACACCACATATCAAACATATAACTACCAGTGCCTTGACACAATGTTGAAAATCTATCTTTATCACTTCTTAACGAGTAAGCAAAGCCATTAACTGGATTAACTAGCCACTTGCCCCCACGACTATCTTCAATAACGCACTGATCTTCTGCAATGGCTTTAACAGACCAGTTTAACTTCCAATAACCTTCAAGAGCAATCTTAGCATTTGCTACAGACATTCCAGATGTTCTTGCTAATGTCTCAGCACCACTTCCGTAAACTGCTGCATAGTTTGTTGATTTACCTATACCACGAGCAACAACCACTTCAGGACGTTTGTTGCCAGACTTATACTCAACAACATCTTGCTGTGTAATTAATCCTGACGCACAAGCTGTCTCCAAGTGAGGGTCATAGTCAGAGTCCATCATTGTCCTTACATAAGCAGCATCATAAGGCAACATGAAATTATGTTTCACGCGATCCTCAAGTGAGGACATATCACTGCCCAACAAAACTTTACCACGTTCAGCCACCAGAAGTCCACGGATATCTTTTCCATAAGGCTTCTTGACAGATGGTAGGTTAACAAGTTCACGATGTTTCTCCCTTAATGTGTTTGTGTAACCACCAACCCTTGCACACAGATAACCACCTTCCCTCAAAGACTCTTTAAAACCTTTACACATATCGAGACGATGTTTGATAGTGGTGTACTTGGCATAAGCCATAATCTCAGGGACACGTTCTGCAAGTTCTACTACAGATGGACATAATTCTTTACCATCATCACCATCAATACTTACTTGAGGTATTGACCTAGGTTTAGGTTTTAGTTGTGGCTTGAAACCACTATCAGCCCAAGCTTGTTGTGCCTTTTCATCCTTAACAAATTTAAAGTTTCGCGGTTCCCAACCTTTAGAAAAAAGAAAGTCTTTAATCTGCTGGTGTCCGTTAATGTTTGGAGGATCATAGCTTTTTAATATCCTTATAGTATCCACATCAACTTGTTCAACAACAATGTTACCAGATTCATCTTTCTCACCAACTCTAGCTAGAGTTTCTTGCCAAGATAATCCAGAAACAGATAACTCACCATTCTTTTTGTAAGGTTTCGCTGGCCTGTTTTTCTCAGTGTACTGTGGTACTGGAGGCATAACACTTTCAAGTTCTGCCTTAGCATCTTCAATAGTTGTCCCAAGAGAGTCAATTAAACAGTCCAGCTTTTCTACATCAACTTTAAACTTAGTCTTTTCTTTCAGTCTTGCACAATCAGCTTTGAACATTAAAAAAGTCAAGATTCGATCAATGTACTCATCAACTGTAGAAGACTGTTTGTACTGATCAATGTAGCACACCTCATCTTCTGACATTCTTCTGCCATCAACTAATCCACCATCAACACAACGTTTAACATTGGAGTAAATATCTGTGAGACGTTCTTTAAAATCTTCCCACAAAGCCACATTAATCTTCACATCTTCTGTACAACGATTCACGTACTCTTCATAACTAAGATTTTCCCAATCATCAATCTTAGGTTTGGCAATACCATAGTCCTCAAAGAAAGAATCTAAACCGTGGACTTGTCTTTCAGTGTTTAAGTACCAACTAAGACTCAGAGAGTCAATCAACATCAAATTACTTAGGTCAACACCATAAATCTTTTCTGCTAATGGTACATCATAAGTTATACCATTGTGCATAACAATTGGCGTAGCTGTTTCAATATGGTGTTGGAAGAATTTCTTAATACGTTCCTCTTCTTTCTCACCAGACAAACTTCCAGTCTTACCTAACATGTTATAACTTAATACGTGGATCTTTGTAGCTTGATCAAGAAGACCATCAGCCTCCATGTCCGCTACGGTTGCTTTTCTCCAATTTGTTATCTGCTTCATTCGCCCCCACTACTTCTCCTCTGTTATAAGTGAATCACCCTCCCAGTTGAATTCAAGAAGGCGGCCTGTAACTTTACTATACTGCGTCTTAACTGCAATCTTATCCCCATGCTCACGATTTTTAAGTACACGAATAAAACTGTTCTGGTCTTTTCCATTAGGTGCATACTGGTTACGTTCAAAACCAAGGGCGGTTGCAAAAGAACGCATCACTCCACGACTGCCAGTTAATTGACTTAAAAATATCTGCCCACCATGCTCATGATCAACACCTTTCTGTGGTGGGTTCAAGTGACTGAATAAGCCAATGTGTACACCCAACTCACTTGCCAGATTTGCCAACTCACTTGAATATTTGTTGATAAACTCATTAGCCTCTGCACTAGTGAGACCATCAACAAGTTTAGTCATGTTGTCGATGTAAAACATCATGCAACCATATTCTAAATGATTGTAACGTATTGCAGATAACACTTCTTTAATGTCAAACCTTATACTTGTATTACCAGCGGAGTTCCATACATAAAGCATGTTCTCCAACATTCTGGCTGTTTCATACATACGCTCTTTGTTGGCTTCCAACACTTCTGGGTTACTATACATCAAACTGTCAATCTTACCACAGATATTTCTAATAGTTTTTATATTAGTCTCTTCCAAAAGTATGGCGAAGCAGGGCAACTTATGGTACATCATATTGTGGGCAATAAGTTCGTGAGCAATAGCTGTCTTACCTCCACCTACAGCGCCAGCAATACACAGACTTTCCCCCATATATTGACCATATAACACTTTATCTAAAGTCTCCCAAGGGTAGCTGTAACCTTTAACACTTGGGTCTTCCCCCTTACTCATAATCTCTGAGACAGTCACCACACCTTGTATTGGTGGTTTACGAGCTTTCCAACGAACATACTCAGCAAACACAACTTTAGACTTAGAGTTTAGGGCATCATTCGCATCCTTAATGCCAGATACATGTGGTGCTTCTAAAATGTCAGGCCATATCTTCTGCACATCTCGGGTAGCCTTTGCTCCAGCTTCATCATTATCAAATACTAAGACAACCTCATCAAATAAAGATTCAATCTCCTTACGCATTCTGCCAAGGGTTGTGACAGCACTACCAGCCCCATTGCCAAGACTTACAACCGCATGTTTGTATTGCCCTTTGCCTATTTCATCAAGCATCTGCTCCAGAGAGAGGCAGTCTTCTTCACCCTCTGTGACATAGAGGCGTTTTACACCCTTCTTCTTAGCAATCTCCCAATTGAATAAATCTGCACCTTTTGTTTCACCAATAGACCACATAATCTTCTTATTGATTACTTTCACTTTGTAACCCACAAGCTTCCCAGAAAGGGTATATGGATAACACAAACTATTTGGAGTCTTGCCATCGAATTCACTAAAAGCCATCCTAATACCGGACTGTTGGAGATACTCAATCTTTATTCCACGGTGAATAAAGTTTGGATTCTGTAGCGCCCGTATTTCAGCAATTTCAGCCTCTGTTTCTTCACGAGGTTTCTTTTTTGGTGGATCTCTTTCAACTCCATCACCATAAGGGTCTGCCACATAAGCCTCTAAACCCCTTGCAGCACAACTAAAACAGTAGCCAGTATGTTTGCCTTTACCGTCATCATAGAATACCTGCAAACCTTTTTCTGCTGTGCAATGACTTACGTTATGTTTAATCTTCTCTATACAACTCACAAAACCCCCATAAACACACACATTAAAGAAAACACAATGTCCTCCCTAAACCAATAAATTAATTCGTAGTTCATTTTAACCCCGTAGATTTTCTCTTGTTTTCATATTGAGGATGATCAGATGATAAACACCCCATCTTGACACTCCACTCAGTAAAACTATTCTTTAGGTAAACTAAGCCACACCTTTTACAAACAGATTTACCTATTCTTGAATTAAATTCAAAAGAGTGTCCTTCAAGCTTATAGTTATCCCTCTTTAGATCTTCCCCGAATATATCTTTATAAGCTTGGGCGTAAGACTTCACACTTATCTCCTAAGTTATACTCCCCACTATTATTCACCACCCACAACTCTCCATCTCGACACTCTGACCTAACAGGATCATCTTGTGTGACATATCCACTATCTGGAACAGATGAACAAGCTGTTAGGAATGATAGGACAATCATTGTTGTTAATAGTTTCATTTACTCACACTCCAACTTGTACCAGTCACAAATAATTGTTTTTACACCAAGACTGTTTAAGTGACGAGTCTCATCTTCATTAGCACACATAAATTTAACAGTTGGGGTACACCGAGAGATAAAATAGTGACTATCCAATTGTTTGAATACTTCTTTTGGTAGCTTAACTTTACCGTAATATCCATCTTCCTGCATTATGAAGAGACTCACGAAATCACCTCCAACACTAATTTATTAATTGAGTATCCGCCCATTGAAACTATCTCATATAAACTTTCATTAAATAATACCTCTGCTGATCCCTCTAAAGCAATCAGTGCCACCTCATGTAAGAATGGTTCATCTTCAGGATCTACTTCACCTTCATTCCACTGATCTAAGACAGAGGACAGTTGCTCATAACCTTCATCAGAGTTAGTGTAGCGTGTGAATATCCAATCAAATTCATGAGCACAAATTCCCATCTCAAGAGCTTTAACACTGTGTTCTACAATAGCTTCAATCATTTCTGGAAGAGAGTCCATCCACTTTTGTTGAAGCTGATCTTGTTGGTGCATATACTCACGCAAGTAAAATTCATTCTCGCCAATAGTCATAAATGTTCTCCTCAGAAATAAGAAAGGGACTTACGTCCCTTTAACAATATTGAATGTTTATTGCTTTAAATGTTTACACGTACTTAAAACTCAGATTCTTAACTTTAACAGGCTCAAGCTTAACTTTCTTACCTGTGCGAGCCAAAATGTCTTTGTTGTCTTGTGCTGTACGAATCTTGTTGTGTTCAGCCAAAGGCTCTACTAGTTTACCTGTGTGGAGCAATTCAGTTAAAGTTACATCATTTGTATCTTCTGTCACAACATCTTTAAATACATGTACTAGTGAATGTTCTACATCCAAAGCTGGATCTAAGTCAAACACTCGAACAGTTACGATACGACGATTACTTGCATTACTCATATTTGTTTCCTCTTGTTGGTTAAATAAATTGTTTGTTTCTGCATTAAATTCCCCAAGATAAAAATGAGGATTGTCTTTAACAGGTCTTGCTTTTACTACAGTGACACTGGTGGTATTTTCATTCTGTAAATCCACACTTACCATAGGGTTAAACGTTGATTCAGAGTTAAGGTCAAACCTAGACCAAGGCCAATCATCCAACTCGCCATTGTCTATGATAATGGATATTCTGTCGATAGTTTTACTTATACTCTTGCATTGATAATACTTACCTTTGGTGAGTGCATTAGCACAGGTACTTTCAACACACTTATACCAATAACCTTCTTTGAACTCTTTCTTTGTTTTAACTTGTGGTGGATCTTTTTCTGGTAGATCAGACTCTTCTTCAAAATACTCATCATCTCCATCGTCTAAGTACGTCATATAACCATCTGCTGTAATGAAGATATGAGTACAGCGACTTTTAAAATCTTGCTTACCTGACCAACCACCTCCATCCTTAAATACAGCCTCTTGTAACAACTTACTTGTTTCAGGTGTTACTCGATATTTGTATCCAAACCATTCTGACTTCTTACTACCACTACCTTTATCTTTAATTTCTGTGCGGGACATTGTTTCCTCCTGTTCCACTAATTTAAAATGTTTAGGGCTGTAATTTCGTATAACTCCATCAACCTCAATGTAAACAAGTTCGGGGTGAAAGCTAGGGGCAGATAATTGAGGTCTGATCTCCACCACAATAAACTTCTCACCTACCCCAACCCTAGCTATTGAAGTTGAATCGCACTCAATTAAGTCACCTTTCTTGAATTTAGTCATTCCAGATTACACCACGTTCTTTAAATAAAGCAAGTAATTCTTTAAAACTAGTTTCTCCTCCATCCTTTTCCCACCAATCATCTAACATCTCCAAAGGACTGCGAGAATCTTCTGGTTCAACAACATTATCTAACTCTTCCAAAAACTCTTGATAACTTGGTGCTTGCTTAATTAACTCACGTTGATTTGAATTATACACCACTCTTACATTCTTGTAACCACGTTTTGTAAGCTTCTCTTCTTCATTGTAATCCTCAGCAACTACTGCTGTAGCACCAAACTCTTCCTTAAAGTATTCATACATTCCTTCAGCTACATCATCAGACTTGAATCGTCCATAGTATGAACCAGCATCTACAGTCTTGTCAATAGTAAGTTTAACTAATTCTTCAACAGGCATAACTTCTTCAAGCAAAGCTGTTGTGTTCTTAGCTAAGTCCCAACCACTCACTGACTTCCTGTCTCTGTTCAAAGGGAGATATTGAGGGTGAAAGTCATAACTATACTTTGAGCTAATTTCACATACCCACAATCCTCCCACATAAAGCATGTTAGGCTTGTCTTTCAATACTCGTCCACGAGTTCCTTCTAACACTTCACCAAGATCTTTCTGTAAGTAGAGACACTTATCAACTATTTCAGAAGTAAGTGATTCATCTACACCTGAGATTTCAAAAGTTAAATCATTCCCATAACTTCTTTCTGTTTCATTAAAGACTAAACAATCTGCCTCGTAATCTTCATTAAACTCAGTTGCTGGAATCCAAAGTTTACTTCCATTGTAAATAGTAACACCATAACCTTCACGAAGTAACACTAAACATGCCAACTTATATCCTTCACCCTTGCCGCCAACTGAATCAAGCTCATCTCGTTTGGACGTACTGCCCATTAGAATAGTTGATTGGTGTAAGGTAATTCCTTTATTAGTAAACTCTAATGTGTCTCCACTAAAATCATACTCAAATCCTGAAGGAGAGTCAAGGAAGTTCTGTAATATTTCCCGTACAGCTTCGGGAGCTGACCAATCTGGCACGTATGTGCTGGTTAAACTTGTCCAATACTTTTTCACTTACCCCTCCCGA